ATGAGACTTCATTATCTTAAGAATGGCACGCGATACGTGCACATACAAACCGACTTGTTTGAAGATCATCAAGACTATTCAGATATAAGTGGTATGTACAATCAGAGGTACATTTTTTCAGAAAAGAAAGAAGGTGCTATGGAATTTCAAACCAAAGACGCTGCGGATCGCTATTTGTTTTTAAACAAAAGAAAGCTGAAAGGTTTTTCAGTAGTTATGGAATAGACATAGAATTGTGAAGATATTTGCTCAAAATTAAAATATTTATTAGATTCCGCGCAAATTTTTGCACTTTTATTTAAAAACCACCGTTATAAATATGCTCACTATCAATGATGATAATGAGCGTTTGCAATTAAAACGAAGCAATTCGGTTGTTGATCCAGCCGTAAAAAAATTGTTCTTGCGTGGGGTTTCGCTCACATATTTCGATATATCGATTGCCTTGCATGATATTCAATACTCGAACTAAAACCTTTTCACCCTCTTTACCGCGTTTTGCAAAATATATTTTTAATGCGCTAATTGTAGCCGCGCCATAAATACCATCTTCCACTAAATCCGCCCAACCGTTTTTTCCTTGATTATTTAATAGATTTAGTGCTCTTTGTAAAAGGGGTTTTGCAAAACCAACGCCGCAATTTACTCCTGTATCTAATAGTTCTTCAGCCACTAAAGGTAAAATTAAAGCAACCTGATCGAATCTAGGATTAATCCAATATTGTTGTTTATATATTTGTCTTGCAAGATCTAGCGGTAAGTCACGCATCTGACCTTTCCAACCATTTGCCCGCGCAACAGATTCAGTTATACCAAAGTTTGTTGCGCCGCCGCGATCATTGGGATTATTGACATAGCCACCCTCACGTTTAATGAGATCAGCAATATAATGATCTACACTCATTGTTCACCTCCTTTGCCACTAATAATTGCAACGAAAGCAGATTTAATTTCTGCAATTACTTCAGACATTGTTTTACCTTTTAATAAGGCAATCGATTGGTAGGCAATCCCTATAAACAACAATCCGAATACGGCAAACATCAACATGATGAAGCCTTGGAACATTGTTGAAGATGTTAAATACCCATAGTGTTCAATAAAAGCCGAACCGCCATAAAGACTGACAGTAACACTACAAACGAATTTAGTAATGACGCCTAATGAGATTTGTATCTTTCCATTTGCGTCAATATCTCCGCTCAACACTAGTGCAAGAATAGCCCCTACTACAGCAGGAAAGATTTTAAGCACCCAAGGAATTGCATTTTCTTGCATTTTTTATTTACTCAAAATGTTTTATCCATTTTAAGAAAGCACTAGTGATAAGTATCGAAATCTGTTGACACTAGAAATCAATAAAAGGCTTATTTACCAAACAAAGCTTTGTTAGTTGAGAACAAGTCAGATATTCCGTTAGCGGTATACGTCCCTGCTCTATGTATTTCTATATACGCAAATTTTGCATCTATGAATCCGCTTGTTAGTGTTGCATATGCGCCAAAAATAATACTGCTTGCAATAAGACTCGGTGAGCTGAAAGCAACATGGTAAGGCGTAGTAAAACTTAATACTTCGCCTGCATATGCAACACCATCTACATATAATGCCAATCCACTCACTAACGTATAACCGCTTCCTGTGATTACAGCCTCAATAGTTGATGTCGCAGCATTATTTGACATATCAACACTACCAGTCATCGACAAAATGCATTTAGTGCCAGCGGCTTGAGAAGGAACTTTCAACCAAAAATTCATCGAACCGCCGTTAATACCGCCACTATGAATCGCATACTGATTCAAAATTTTAGTCTGCATATAACGAATACTTGATTCGATCAAGAATGGTGTATCTGGTGCAGTTAAGTCAGTTTTAACGACTGATAAGATACAACCTGTATCACTGTTTGAACCGATGCCTTTGTCATGACAACTAGCCCCTGACACATTCATCATGTCATAAGAAACTAAGCCACGCGGGACACTTAGATTGTAAGAAGAACGATAAAAACGACCACCTGTTACTACATTAACAGAAGTAATTACCCCATCTGTTACACTTACTGTCAGTGTCGCACCTGTTCCTCGTGATTTTGCCCGTACTGTCATTGTTGTTGAAACCGAGTATCCAGTTCCGCCACTTAATACTTGAATGCCAGTAATGCGACCATCTCCTGAAATTATTGGATACCCAACAAAACCTGTGCCACCGCCTGCATTAGCAACAATCAGGTCGTGATTGAAGTCGTTCCAAACAGTGTTCGCTTCAATTACAGCATCTTGTGGTATTAAGTTGCCGCTATAAACAATAGGTGATGATGCCGAACCCGATCTGTAAACAACATCGTTATGAAGATACATTGAGTCCGCGCCATTTTTTTGAGACCAAGGCGTTACATCAAAATGGTTTTCTGTGATTTTTGTTGCTTTGGTTTGATTGCTTCCGTTTTCAATGTAAAGCATGTAAGCAAAATTACCGTCCTTAGAATTAAAGAACTTGTTATGTGAAATTATATCGCCTGCTGTATATCCACGCCCTGCATATGATCCAATACCAACTGCAAATTTATTGCCAGTTACAGGTTTTTGATATGCATATGGCGCGGCAAAGAAAAACGTATTGTGAGCAATATAAAACGGACTATGTGCAAAGTTATAGAAAAACGGATTTGTAGATTTTATTGTATTTCCAGTGATGTTGACATGAAGCTGTTCCCAACGCTGTTTAGCTGTCTCTCGTCTACCACGACCAAACTGACCGTTTGCATAGAAGATACCAACTTCGTGGGATTCAATCTGGTTGTCTTTGATGTACCCGACGTGTTCAAAGTATGGTTGATAAAACGTGTCCGCAAAATCGTCATCAATAGCGATACCTACGCCGTGGAACATCGTTCCAGTGATCGTATTATCTGACAATCTCAACTGTGAGCCCTGATGACAATCAATACCCTTTCTGAAGCATCGAGTAAAAGTATTCCCCTTAACATTCAGCTTGAAGTTAGGCATAGACCGAGAAGTCGAAAAGCCATAACCAGGATCTACATTAGTATGTGCAATTGATGCGTTTGGATGCCCCATATCTTCGACAATATTGTAGTCATCAAAAAAAGTATCAATAGAACGATCTGAGTGACACCCACCGATATAGCAATTATGTAGATACGTTCCCTTAATTTTAGTTCCCTTTGGTGCAACTTCACGGGATTCTGAAGTACTAATACGTGGATAATTTGTTAATCCATCTAATGATCGAAGTAAACCAAGTCTGATTGCAGAACCATTAAATCCGTATATTTCAGTACCAAGTATTTCGTTTCCATAGCCACCGATGACACGAATACCATCTGAATGATTACCTAATTGACCACCACGCCAAGTACCCCATGTTGAAGCTGTAGTTCCATCAAATTGAGGGAAAGCTCCACCGTAACCGCCTGATGTTTCATTTTGAGTAACGACCATGTTGTTAGAAATACCGCCAATATCAGGACTTAAAACAGTAGTATTAAAACCTGTATTTAAAGCTCCTTTTTCAGCATGACCCGTAGTACCATCAATGGGCGGAAATTTATATTCTTTAGTTTCTCTTATGTAATTTCCACCTACCAACGCACCTTTAACAACTTTACAACGTACACACTTAACGAGGTCTAACATCCCTTGTGAAGCTGTTTCTGTATAAATTTCAGCACTAGCCAAGTTAATAGTTACATCTACTTTGTTTCGTAGAATCAAACACGGTTGACCACCATTTAACGTTAAACGACCAAGTGAACGACCTTCTGTACCATATATATCAGTGTGCTTATTAATCTGCTTTTCTAAGTGTGCAGTATGCCAAAAGCGAATTGTTTGACCATTTTTAACAGCATCAAAACACTTCTGAAAGGCATCCATATCTTGAGCTAAGTTTGTACCTGACCATCCAAAATGATAAGGCGTAATGGTATCGTTTTCAGGTTTTAGTACCCAACCGTTTAAGATCGTACCGCCATTGTTTATAGCTGATTGAGTTGGATCATAGATGTAATGCCCTCCACCCAATTGCTTTTGATCATGATAGCTTTTTACGAATACGGTTCTTCCATTCCACTTAAGAATGTTTTCTAGCGATGCGATATCATCCAAAACTGTTTCAAACTGAACACCAATTAGCGAATCGCCGTTTATGCTTGCTATAAGTGAATCAATATAATTTTTTAGTTCTAAATCTCTTGTTTGTGATAATTCTTCATAGTTTAAATCAGCCAGAATTCTTGATTGAATTTCAAGAGTAAGTGAATTATTCCTTTCAATTAAAATCGCAGTAATTTTATCTAAAGCATGTTCAAGTGCATTTGGATAAAAATTATCGTAGTTAGTAATATCTAAAAGCTGATCGTTTGCGGTATCGCCAGCTATATAAAAAAAAGTTGCGGAGTCGGGAGGATTTTTGAAATCAATATGACCACCCTCATTATCAACATTTAAAAAAAGTTCAAAGTCATTAGGATCGACACTAACCCATTCATTGCCTTGCTTTACACGTACTAAAACCCCATCCGTGTTCTCTTGCTTAAAAACACGAAAGCTAAAATCAAAACGCGTATTTTCCCCATTCCCGACATATAGTTGGCTTTGTCGATCAAAAGCAGGAATAGTCATATCTTCACCAAAAATAAAGGCCGTATTACTACAGCCATTTTAAGTAAGGTGACTTTTAAATAGTTGGGCGCAAATCTTGTCCTGTCAACAGACAAATATTAGTTTTCAGGCGCATGTTTACCAGTGATCGTACCTCTCACAGCATCAACCGCATTTTTTGGTTCATCTTTTTTGCCGCTGAAGATATCTAACCAATAACCCGAAGGTTTACCTAAAACAGCAAAAGGAATACCTGTCGCAAGTGTTGCGGTGTTCAAAATATCCTTCGCCGCCTTACTTTGATTTACATCTTTATCATCAGACATAGCACGATTTGCATGTTTAATTAATCCTAAAGCGCTTTCACCCACACTAAACACAGGTGACGCCGTGTAGCGATCATTCATTACATTACCATCAGTGTTGCTTATTGCGGCATTCACTACGTTACCTGCATACGGTACGAAAGCTGAAAGCATCTTAACCTGTGATAAAGCTACCCTTGCGGATAAGTCGTCCCATTTTTCGCCATCTTTGTCATCGTCCGATAGCCCGCCCGCAAAGATTACACTTAATAACTCAGATAACATTGCAGGGATAGAAACCATCATTAAAGCGATATAAGCAAGCCTTGGAGAAGCATTTACCCAATTCCCATTACTCGCTTCAAGCGCTAATTTGATCTCTGTATTTGCGGTATTCCACACCATGTTGAACCAGTTATAAAACATTAAGAACATACGTTTAGCAGGTGTACCACGTTCAAGATTAGAAATGCCTTCTGGTGACATATCGTTCATATATTGGCGTATTACACCATCAGCCGCATGAACAGCATCATACTGATTTAGACCTTGCTCAGTAAAATGGTTAAAAGCCGCTTGCCAAGTGACAACTTCCATAGGTTTTTGAATTGTGGTTTGAATAATATATGCATGTTTCATGGTGAAGTCTTTCACCGTTTGATAAGCATTTTTCTGAAACACCATATCATCAATAGCATAACGGTATTCATCAGCTGATCGGTCAAAGCGTGTTTTCATAAAATCTGACAAGTCCATAATATTACTTGCCATATCTTGTCGAGATGCTATCGATCTAAAGTAATCTGCTTGAGCTTTAAAAAGTTGTTTAGGAGGTACTGCAACCGATACTTGTGCAAACCCTGTAAATTGCTCGACCGCATTTTTAAGATTTCCTGCCATAATCGCAATACCAGTATTTCTACGTAGCACGCGATATACATTATCCAAAAGCTGAATACCAGAGCTCTCATCGACAGTTTGGTTTGCAATCGCTTTTAGCCATGGGTTAAAAACTTGTTTAACACCAAAAGGCATAACACGTTCGATTTCATTTCTGAAATCTTTATTTAGTAATAAGCGACCAATTTGACGGATTTGTTGTTCTAAATGTATATAGCGCAACTCTTTATCTAACGCCGCAGGTAACTTAGACAAATCAAGTTCTAGTTGATCGTGATAGCGATCGGCACGAGACTTAGTAAAATTTGCACCCGTTGTTGCAATATCTAAAGCTTGTAAATTGTTTTCCGCAAGATTTTTATCTTGAATACGATCTTGCTCGTTTGAACGCAGACGATCGTAGGTTGCAGGAACATATCCCCCTTTGTATTCACCGAAAGGCGTATTCACTGGTGTTGTTGGTAATTCATCAAAATACCGCCCATTGATTTTTTTATGTGTTGTTTGTGCCTGTTTCTTATAACTATCAAACAAATCCCAAAACTTTTGAATGGTATCCATATCATTTTTAGTAATAGTGCCCTCAGCAATCATTCGATTAAAGAATCGATCCCATGCACTAAAATCCACAGATCCATCTTCTAAACGTTGCCCCCATCCGTATCCAAGCACCAAGCGTTCTTTATTACTCATGTTGCCTGTATGCATTACCGCGTGTAGCAAAGACTGTTTACCAACGAATGTATAGTTATTTAATTCAGGCGCAGCAATTTTAGAATTATCTAGCTTCCCAAAACCCTCAAAAGTCTTTACCACTTCATCAAGCATTTTAGCTTTTTCAATACGGTATTTGGCTAACGCGTCCTGCATTGGATTTAAGATGTAATCACGAAACTTGCCTGTAACCCCTCCATCAAGCCAAGTTACAACTTGGTCTACTCGCTTGGCTGAAGCACCGATTTCCATAAATTTTGTTTTAAGCTCAGCAACTTTATCCCTCCCCAACAACGTTTGTTGAATCTTCTCAATGCTTTTCTTACCACCGGATTGTTGAATTAATTCCTCTCGAACCTGTTCACGTTCCAATGCTTCATTGGTAGTGTGCCAAATTTTATTGTCACGAGACCGATGCCAAAGTGTTTCTACCGCAGCCATTACAGCACTAAATTGCTCAAGTGTTAGATTCTTGAAATCCTGATTTTCAGGCAATGCACCAATATTTTGGATTTCTGCATAGGTTGTTGGATCATATTTTCGAATCAATTCGAGTTGCTGTTCGTAGTTCGATGACTCCCGTCCTAAACCATATTTACCTAAAATCCCACGTGCCGCCGTGACCATATCAAAATCGCGGTTTTTAGATAATTTCTCATTATTACCAAAGATTTTTTTTACCAAGTTTAGGCTTTGTTGTACTTGGTTTTTTGCATCATAGCTGTATTTAGTTGCATAGAACTGGACAAGTTGATTGCGCTTATGGCGAGCGGCTTCAACCGTTTCACCTTTTCTAAAAGCATCATTCGCCATTCGACCTAAACGCGCATCATCCTGTGCCCGCATATGTGGGCGAATATCACGAATTCTTTGTCGTTGGATCATGTCACGTGCAACTGTTTTAGCTGCTTCATTCAATGCAGATTTACGACCAAGCAAACCATTTAATGCGGCCATCTCAGCAGCCAACATCCGAGCACGGATATCATTATGCAATGCCGACTCTACCGCTTCCGTAATACTTTGCGGGTCATAAAATTCAGAATATTGAACCGCCATGCGTTCATCGGTCAGTTGGTCTATACGTTGTTTAGGAGTAGGTGCTTTAATCAATTCTCGAATCAGCGCATCACCGCTTTCAAAGCCAAACATTTCAGCTACTAGATCAGGATTTTCAGCGCCACGTTGTGCGATACCGTAAGCACCTTTCGAAACCTTATTAAATACTTCACTATCTTTGCCGTATTTCGCTTCTATCCAATCTAGTGACAATTTCCCCTTGGTCACTAAACCTTCTGAATATCGTTGTAAAATATCCATATCTTGAGCGTATTCAAGTAATGATGCATCGACTTGGTTTGAGAATTGTTTATTTCCTATTAATTCTTCTGCAAAACGATCCTCAAATTCTCTCGTATCGAATTTGCTGTTTTCGTCCTTTACTAAATATCCAAATTCGGCGAGTCGTTCTGCCATTGTCTCGATTGATAAGCCTTTTACTTTAGACTTGGAAGAACGTGCAACAGGTTTATTGGCTATTCCTGATTTAATCGATGCTGCTTGATCAATACCCCAAGTCGATTCGATCTCAGCGGCATCTAATCCACCCAACTTTGCTATTGCTTGGAACAAAGTATCCTGTTCAGGTTGAACATTGTTTAAATCACGTTTTTGCATCTTGTCTAATGGTTGACGCAGAAACATCATTGCTTGGTAGACAGGCTCTTGGGCCACATCTTTAGCAATATCCTGTTTAACAGATTCTCGCTTTTTATTGGCTTCTCGTTGTAAGGTCCGCAAGTATTTTGTTTTTTGCTTTTGGTACCAGGATAAATTTTGCAGCGTTTTTTGTTCAAGAGTGTTGATTGCTAGTTCTGTTGCAATCTCATGGTCTTGGCGCATTTCATCGTAATCTTTGGGTCTGATTCCCAAACGCATTGCATCGTCTTGGTGAATGAGCATTTCTAAATTTGCAGCAGCCTGTGCTTCTTTAATTGCACTTTCAGATGCAAGCATTCGATCCATTACGCCTGTTATATCACTGCTTAATTCGGCACGATCATTGATACCCAAGAAATTCTCAACGTTATGATACACTGCAATCAAGAATTGTCTAAACCGAGTAAATACTTGTTTTAGCTCGATACTAGGCGCTTTTCCTGTAAATACATATTGCTCAAAAGTTTCTGCAAATTTCTCATGTACTTCTGTTTTTTCAGCATCAGTGAAAAAGTTCCATTCACCAATATCAGTAAAATCAGCTTTCGCCCATTTCAAAACCGTTTCCATATCTTGACGCAATTGAAGTGGTGCGTCTGGACTCATTGCTATGTCCATACTCATTTCTAAAAAATGATGTCCAAGTTCGTGTACAAACGTAGAAAAATTGGCATTCTTACGTAAGATAATGTTTGACCCGAGTTCTCCGTTAGGGAAAATAATCGAACCTCGCGTACCGCCATTAGTTTGCTTGTATTTATCGTTTTGCTGATCTAAGATTGAACTATGCCCGCCATCGTTTTGGACGTTGGGAGTGTGGCTATTGTGCTTAACCAGTACATTGATACCACTCGTGGCGGGATCTTTTCGCATAGAAAGACCTGATAAATCTGACCTTCCCTCTCTAACAATTCGTATTGGGTAACGGTCGAATGCTTCTTTGGCAGTAAGCCCTATTTTATCTCCAAGTGAAGAATAAAAAGCGGATGTTAATTCGCCCGCAGCTCGATTGTACTTGGCGTTGGAAGTACCAACCTTACCGAGTTGGTTTTGTATTTCAGTCGCTACAGCTTCTTTTGCATCATCTGAAGATTCAAATTTAGCTTGTTCAGACAAAAACACATCAGACTCATGACGCATTTGCTCAGTTGTTTTTGCTAAATTCTCTTGTGCTTCTTTGAAGGTCAGCGAATCAGGGCTTGAACGTACATTTTCTACAAATGCACTGGCATCATCTAATGACGACATAGAGGATACAAATTCATCTAAAGGTATCTGAATTGATCCATTAAACTCATGTGCGTTACCGAGTTGATTTTGCAGACTTGGGGCACGTGAAAAGAGATCTTCAGGAGCAATATCTCGATCGCGTAGAAGTTGATTAAATGTCTGACCATCTATGTAAACTTCTTCAACTGCCCCATGTTCTTGGATCGCTTGTCGTAAAAATTCTTGGCTTGCAGCTTCATCCCGTTGATTAGTTTTACTTTCTCTATTCCGATTTACTAATGTGTTTAGAATTGCCGCAAAAGTACTTGATTTGATAGCATCTTGTTGTTGTTCTTGTCTCAATTGGTCTAAGGCAAATTGTGCTGTGTGTTGGTTTTTAACTTTTCCCGCTGAAACCATTGCCACTTCAGGAGCCGCCATCGCGGTACCTAACACCCCCTCTAATGCCATTTCTACTGGATCGGCTTTTTGTCCCACTGCATCTGCTGCGCCTTGGACCGAATAAACCCCAGCTGCACCTTGTATTACCGCTTGCCCCCCGACAGTTCGTAAAGGCCCCCCAAAATTTACAGGCAATAGCAGCCCGCCTAATGCTGAATACTTTGCTGATCCCCATGTTTTTGCAGATGCAAAGTCGATTTGCTCTTGGCGGGTTAGAAACTTTTCTCTAGCTTCTGCCATATTCTGACCATATGAAGCCGCTGCATCGGCAACACCAGAACCAAGTCCGCCTTCAATAGCGCTTCCGGTTAAAGATGCCCCACGGGTTAAAGCTGCTGCACGTTCTGCATTCAACAGTATTGGGGCATATTTAGCGGTACTACGTGTAAGAGTTTGGGTTAATACGTTACCCGTACCCGCACCAACGGCAAAGCCTAATAGTGCTGGGGGCGCTTGCTCAATTAGAAACTCTCCTAACACACTTGGACTACCAATTTTTAAGACTTCTTGCGCTGCACCAAGTGCACCTGCATCGTTATATTGAGCAGCAAGTTGGGCTTGTTGTAATAAATCCCCCATTTCCTGTGATGCAGCTGCTTTGTTTTTAACACGTGTAGCTAAATTTAATAGAGCATCGTTCCCTGTCGTTGCATAAATTGCAGCGCCTTCCGTCTGCCCAATTGTCGCTATGGCTCGAAAAGCCGCATTTGCATACCTATTCCCCTTAGAATCTTGGCTTAAAGGTTCTGCTGATGCAGTTTGATCTATCCAATACTTTTGGTTCTCCATGTAACGGCTAAAGCGTGCTGCTGCAAATGGTCCGTTTTCTTTAAGAATTTTATCGTGTGTAGATTTGACAATTTGTTCGTAACTTTGTGGGACCAATGGTCCATCGAGTTGAGCTAACAATCCTGCATTAACATTTGGCTTAATTTGGCGATCGGGTTTTTGGTATACACCTAGGTCTTGTAGGTGTTTTTGTTGTTCAGGCGATGCACCTTTAACAATAGCATTCTGCAAATCGTTATATGTTACTTGCTGTCGCGTATCGGTAAGACTTGAACCAAACAAAGAAACACTATCGCTGATCTTTTTTAAACTTCCGAAATCATCTAGCGAAACAGCTGCTTGATTTGGATCGAGTGCATATTTCCCCAGCACAGGGTCACTTGCTATAACTTGTTGTAATTGCTTTTGTGTATTGACTTCATCTGCAACCGAAGCGATTTGCTCAGGTGTTTCTGTCATCTTGTTATAGTCTAAACCCAATGATGCAGCGGCTTTACGTGCACGTGCTTCATTGTCTGCAATCTGAGTTGCATTTTTACCTTGATTTAATTCGAATAATTGACCAATTGTAAGGTTTGTTTGGTTTTGATCAGACATAATAAAAGCACTTAAGACAACGGACTTCTGTAATCTTAAATGCTGTTATCGTTGAAAACGGCTTTTGCTGTTGACAGCTTAATTACCCACAATCATTTCCGACTGTTGATATAAACGGCTTAAAATTCGTTTCGCAGTATCTCGGTGTATGCCGAACTCCTTGCTCATACGGTTTATATCATCGGGATGGTATGTGGTTTTAAGCATCTGCAATGCAATAGCTACCTTATCTCTTAACATGGGTTTGCACTGGGACGGAGTCATAGTAGCTAAATCGTCGTCCGAAATCTTACGCTCAGTCTGATCAATTCCAATTCCAATTCCAATTCCTAACTCGCATATCAACGGCATAGTTAAGTCATTGGCACTGATCTCACCATCGACGATTTTTACTCTATGAGCCAATTCAGTTAAGGCTTGAATGATTGTTTTGAAATCCCTACGCAAATTACTAGTATGTCCAACGTCAACGAATGAGAAATTTGTCGCATCACGTATCGTTGTTACTCCATCATTTTTGATGACTGCATAACGGTTTGCGTCAGATGATATTGGTTCAGGTATGCACAACATAGAGGGCTGCTGTTGCTTACGTAAACTTTCAAATTGACGAGATACCATTTCATCATAGGCACGTATGACTTGTAGATGAAATTTAGGACTAATCCACATTGCATAGGCATAGACCAGTTCTTTTACTGCATAGGTGCCTTGAACCAATCCCCCACGAATAATATTTACTGCTTGAATTTTAAGCGAGTTGCATTTTTGCAACTCGATACCCATATTTTGGGTAACGCCCAGCTCTTTAATTAACTCAACAGTCTGGGGGCTTGCCAAGAATTTTGCGGGTTCTTTTGTACGGGGATTTACACCGTTTTTAATGGATGCTTTGTGTAAATCATTAAGGCAAAAACGTCCATCATCATCTTGGCGGATAACGATATTACTTAAAACAATTGGATTTTCATTTTTTAGAACTGCTGACCACATTTCTATTTACTCCTATGAATTTTGTTCAAAACCCTAAAGATTAGGGCGGTCGGGCACTTGAACACTGCTCATAGACAGCTCACAGCTTTTCCTTTACAGGTGTTGTATGACTGCGCACTGCCCGACCATAACAAAACTACAAAAGTAGTGGATATGGGTCGGCATTTTACCTATAAATTATAGATAAAACAAAAGCCACGATGACGCTGTGACAAAAACGCTATGAGAAAGGTGTGTTCAGCACCTGTAGAAGAATGTAGCGTATTTCTATCGAATCTGCAATATTTTACGTGTTCGCAAAATATTGCATGTTCAAATGTGTTCTACTTTACGGTATATTTTGTTTGATAAGTTCAAATCCTAATGAAAATTAAATGAATAGATTGTTTGATTATTCTCTTTATACATTGATTCTAACCGTATTGCTTGGTGTCGCTTTTTATTGCCTTAATTATTTAGGATACATCCCTAAGATTTACACTCCTTTGCCCCTTGTTATCCTGTATTTTTTCTATGTTCTTTCCGCATGGAATGTGGCTATAAGTTTTGGAGAAACAGTAAAAGACCCTGTTTGGGTTTCTGAATTTGAAAGAAAAATGTGGTTAGGAAATTCTTTGTTTTCTTTTTACAGCTTAATAATTAATAAAATTCTAATTTATCTACATATATTATTTATTATGTTCTTTGCATATAAATTTAATATTGTTTCATCTATTGTTTTTTTTATTTTACCTATATTACCTTCTGCTTTTTTAAGTAGATTTTTAAAAGCTAAAATACCTTTAGGAATTTTAGCTTTTATAGGAGTTTTGACATCCCCAATATTGCTTATGGTGTTAGCATACACCACAAACAGATATTAAAAACCCCTTCTTCTCATTGAATAATACACATTAAGATACTCCGACAAAGTTACTTTCGATACATCCCGACCTTGTTTTTTAAATAATTCATCAATCTTTTTCTGCGTATTAGGGGCGATATCCTTCTTGCTTTTAATAGCGTACACCCTCTCTATGCTTTCAGTCGTAGAGTTGCGTGTTAATGGAACACCTAAGAAATGAGAGGTATTCTTAATTTTTGTAGTCAAACCTATCGATTTCAATACAACCCTCCCATATTCATCTTTTGTTAACTTACTACCTTTACGTGCTTCCGCTTCTCGTAGCGTTTGCGTAATATCTGCTTGAACAGCCGAATAATGCTCTATTTGTTTTTTACTGGATTTATCCGTTATTCCAAGCATAGGTAGATAGGGGTTTAGATAGTCTGATACAGTCGATGGACTGATATCAATACCATCTGCATTTTTCTTGGGTTCTTTAACTGGCTTATTCACATCAATATACATTTGTGTCACCGCCCTATAATCGCTAGGAGATAACTTGTCTGCATACCGATGCACCACGGACTGTGGCTTGCCTTTAAATAATTCGTCCTTGTTTAACATGATCATGCTATAAACTGTCGGATCTGTTTTTACAGCTTTTTCATAAGTTGCTTTGCTTACGGATTTTAAGCTATCGATTTGATTAGGTTCTAAAGCATCAAAAGCATTTACAGGTATTTGTTCATAGGTCATCTGCCCAGAGATAATACCTTTATACAAATTACCATACACTTGATCTTGCTGATCGCTTTTAACCTTATCCATAGCAGCAAACTTCTGATTTAAAACAGTCTGCGCTTTGCCCTTAACTTCTGGCGAAGCATTACTATTCCAAACCGCATCAAATGCTTGCTGTCTTGATTTAGCAGGTTCTTCAGCGTATTTACCAAAATCACTGGTTAACCATTTATCTATGCGTTGCAAATAGTCTCGAGTTTCTGATGCAGGTGGTTGTTTGCCTTTCAGAACTGCTTCAGCAGCTTTGCCGCCGCCGTTATAGTAAGCCGCAATCACCATTGGATCCTTAGTTCCGTATTTTTTACTCACCCAATCCACGAACTCAAATGCGGCTTCAATTGTATCCGCAGGGTTATTTAAATCCCTTTTTCCGCCATTGTTAAAGTCACCCCACGTTGCAGGCATAAATTGCATAACAGAACGAGCACCCTTTGGCGATACTTGATCGTTATGGGATTTCTCGCCTGATAGACGTAAGCCCAATAATAATGGTGCGGCCCACTCCATCCCTTTTTCACGCGCAGTATGAACAGTATAAATATCCAAACGTTGATCGTTGTATTTAATATTTTTCATCTGTTCAGGGGTTAGATTGCGCAACTCGCTCACCGCTTGTCTTGCAGATTGTGGCGGTATATTCAAAGCGGGATTGCTATAGGCATCTACACCGTTGGATGCGAAATTAACTAAGTTCTCAACTTGCTTTTCTTCGATCTTCTGGTCGATCCATTTATTAGCCTTAAATGAATCGCTTAATGAAATTTCATCTGAATATTTATTTCTATATTGAACCGCACCACGCAGATCATTACTTTCAATAAATGAATTGATATTTGCAACATGCGTTTGGGAAATAGCACCTAAATAATTATTCTCCGCTTCTAATGCTGATCTTCCTTGCAATTCAGCTACTTTATTAAAAGCTGCTCGCAAATTTAAGCGGTTCTCATCTATTGAATTAAAATCATTAGGATTGTCGTTAATGTTTTTTACATAACGTTCCGCTGAAGCTGTATAAACACTTTGTTGATACGTGTCGTTTTCTCTAATTAGATAATTTTGAAGCGTATTTCTAAAAGCTACTGAATCTTTTGCCGTAATTTGACTAAATAGCTTGCGTTGGTTGTTATTCCCAAGCTTTTCATTAATCTGGTTCACGCCGTCTTGGTAAGCTTTAGAATAATAATCGACAAAACCGCTGCCTTGACCATCATCAAAACCAACTACGTCCGCACCTTTTTTATTATAAAAACCGTCCGTTTGATTTGTTTGTAAATGGTTTTTAAGTGTCAAAAGCTGATTCTCAGCATCCATAACCCTTACACGATCAGCTTCCTCTTGGTATTGCGAATATGCTTGCCCACCCGCATTAACCATTTCGACCAGACCGCCGAGCTGATTAGATGCAACATTTACAGCTTCACCAGGTGTTAATCCGCCGCGTAATTGTACCGAAGGTGTTTGCGCTTCATTCACTTGCTGTTGAAAATTGGGAACACGCATTAACTCGCACCTCCTAAATTACCTAAAGCTTGAAAGCCGCCAGTTTGAGCAAACGATTGTCCACCTGCCATCAGCGCGTTAAATATTGGTTTTATTGATTTGGCTTGGACACGCAATCCGTTTGCTTGGTTCTGGTAATTGTTTTTATTAACTTGATGCCCCCAAGATTGCAAGGCAGCGTTATAGCGCAAAGTATCAATATCACTTTGCCCTTGAATATCAGTGCTTGCTAAAATATCTATTGCAGATCCTTGAGAAACATCTACGCCATTTTCAGCTAAAGCATTAATTTGACTAGATTTAAAAGAAGTTATACCGCGTTGATAATCTTCGATCTGATTACGACCGTAATCGATCGCACCACGTGCTTGCTGATCTTCTAAACCCGCGTTTATATCTGCAATTATCGCCTGTTGTTTTAACGCTTCTTTTTCTGCTTTTTTCTTATTGTAGGTATCTAAAGCATTCATACCTGCTATTGCTAATTGTGGAAGCATTTAAGTCACCATAACAAATGGATGAAACAATTCGCCGTTTGCCCCGTATGGTTCAGCATCACCAAGTTTAAAACCTAAATGTTTCAGGGAACCGATAGCATTCGTGTTTGCTGCGTGAACATGATTTTCCAAAATGCCGTAGTTTTCTTTCATTTCAGCAAGTATATTTTGAGCCTGCTTAAAAAATTCTTTTTTGAAATTTTGAATGTGAGTAGTTCCCAGCAGCCAAGGGCAACCAACATTGCCAATCATACTAGTAAGCCCAACACCGCAAATAAATAATAGTTTTCCATTAACGATAACCGCCCATGCATCGCGGGAATATTTCACGCTCGTTTTAATCTGCCATTGAAAATTGTCGTTGAAATACGCTTTCATTTCTTCCTGATCAGCAGGGCGCAGATTCTCAACAAGAATGCGAATGTCGCGGTCAGTCGGTTTTCTAATCTCAATATTTGTCATTTAAATTCAACCTCCATTGCCAATAGCTTCATTGGTAAAGGTTTATCATGTTTTACCGTAATTTGTAGGTCTTTATCGTAAGAGCTGGCAACAGGTATCTGAACAAAACCTGTGATCAAATTTAAAGGTTGGCCATAGTTTTCCAAACCTCTAGGTTTGTGCTCCGTAAGATTATTTGGATCAGTGCCTGCTTTAATATTCTGTGTCGTTAAAACACGAAGATGCGCATGTGTAGCAACTTTAGGTTTTGCAGGGTGTGTAGTATCAGAGATGAGCGGAAGCGTTTGTATTTCCCCCTCATAGCTTAAACCTATCCATACATTCGATAGCGCTCTATCCAATGTAATCGCTCCACTTACAACGGTTTTAGGCGGTTTGACCCCACCATCGGCAAAAACGGATACTTCTCGCCCTTCAAGCCAATCTAATCCAGTTATTGTTGTTGTAGCGGCCCCCTTGTACTGAATTGAGCTATCAAGTAAACAGTGCTCTTTAATATCAGTATTTTGGCGCATCAATAATCGTTCAATCGTATGTAAATTCCCGCGTTCAACGACACAATATAAAACGGTTTGATTTTCTTCAGGTATCGCAGTAACAGATAAAAATTTGCCATCCGTGCGTTGTTCAGCCCACGCCCAAACTTGTTGCTGAGAATCGTAGGTTAGTGAAAGTAAAACCCCGTCATCACGAACAAAATAAGCAATATTTAAAGGGTTTCGCACAAGCGCACAGTCAATAATTTTGTGTCCATCAAACAAATGGGGACACATGATTGATAAATCCATGACTTGATAGAAGGCGTTATATCCTTGAGATAGTGAAAGCTCATGCACATGACCCGTTTGATCAGAAGCAAATAATGCTGCACCGCCAACTTGTACTGGTGTTACGTCATTAGCACCAACGTAGGATTGTGGCTGCACACTTACACTTGTTGCGGTCATTGCGCCATCGGATGATAATTTCCAAACTGCACCACTTGTTAAAACCATTAATTCGCTAATTGGGACAAGATGCTTAACCCCGTTCCCATCACGTGCAGCAAATCTAATCTGAATTGAATCTGTATCTTGTAATGGAATGTGGTAAGCGAAATTATCATCGGTCGCAGTCCGTGACATACGTAACCATTGTGGCGCTTGGTCGCCGCCGCCATAGACTTTTCGCTGTCCGTAATATGCAACGGCAGTTGGGTAGTATTCAAAAGGATTACGAATTAATGGCGGAGTAATTGCTCCATTGGTTTCGATATAATCATCCGTAAAACTGAGTTCAGTTGTTTCACCAATAAAACTTGCTAAACCTGATCTTAATTTAAATACGTTATATCTGGTCGCACCTGGTACTGCATCCCACGTTAAAACATTGTTGTTACCTGATAATGTTAAATCGTTTTTTAGAATCGGCGACTTTTCCGAAGCTTGCGACTCATTATCTTCATTTACAGCGGTAACCTGATAAACATAATCACGTTCAACAAAACCTGTATCGGATGGTGTGTGCGCTACCCCTGTTAGATTTTGTGGCCGTGATAAACCATACCCCACTGTTACAAGTTCAGTTTCCCAAAGCGTTGCACTTTTCCTAATAATTTTTCTTGGTGGATAGCTTGGGTGAGTTATCGTTATCACATCCGCTGATTGTGCGTATCGTAATTGCATTAAATGCGTAGCGGCATAAGGTAATACTAATTCAATTGGTACATCAGATTCATCTAATAATATGCCGCCGTCAGCAAAAAAATTAACCTTCCCTTCACGAATAGCAAGAACAACCGCTTGTTCTTCACTAAATATGAAAGGTAATAATCGAATGATTCCTACTGAAATTGGGTAATGATGGACGTAGCGAAATCCTGCACGATAAGTTAGCCCCCCGTACAACTCAACATAAAAGTTCTTACATTTCGCCACACCAGTTTGATATTTTGCTTGGTCGAAACGCCCGAACATCTCAGATGAGATGATGCCTCCATTGAATGAAACTTGCATTATCTTGCCTCAAAGAGTGAGCCTTGAAAATCTGGACGATTTTCTATTCGATGCTGTTGAAGATCGTTGCGTATCGCTTTTTCTTTCTCAGATTCAAATAGTTTAAGCATTGCGCTTTGCTTTTCTTCACTTTGACTTAAGGGCCCTGCAATGCGAGCCGCCAGTAAATAGGACAATGTAATTTTAAAACTCGGTGGTAAACGCGCTAAATCCTTTATGTCACGGACATAACGTAAAATCGGCGCAGGATCGTTTGTAAAAAGATGATCACCTTCAATATAAAAACGTTCACCCGAATCAAGTTGAAACGTTTTAATAATGTCACTAGGTAAAGTGTATGCAATTTTAGCTGTGTATCCCGCATCCACGTTTAACGGAATGCTTGCAACAGCAAAAGACCATTGGTGTTCATCATCCAATAGTTCCTGTCTACAAATTGGATAATAGGTATTACACAAATTTGCATGTGGTGTTCTTTCATTAAGATCATTAACAACATAGCCCTGTGCAAGATGCGACAGGGCTAGATTGCAAAGATCAACAATTGATCTCATAAGGGTTTACCCTGAATTATTGCAAAAGTTCAGCTTCTTCTAGTAATGCTACAAGTTCAGCTTTAGTTTCAGCGCCGTTTAGCTCAATGTTTTTTGCAACTGCCGCAGCGGTTAGAGCTTCTTTATTCATGCGCGAATAATTTGTTGAACCATCTGAATTGGCTTGCTTTGGATTAACGTCATCAAACCAAACGGCAACTTGATCTTCAGGAACTAAAAAAACTTCATCTTCTTGAATCAAGCGATTGTCATAGAAACCTTTTTGGTTCGCGCGTACTTGTTTGTATTCCATTGATTACGCCCCTGGATAAACTGGATAAGCTGCTTGCACATCTCGATGATTAGAAATATGCGCAAAGACTGTACCCGCTGTGAATGGACCGCTTGCAACAACATAGTTCAAACGAACATAACGCTTTGGCTTAACAGGTAACATTACTTCACCCACTAAACCTGAGTTAAGTTCAGCACCAGTGTACGCACGTGAACTTTCAATCGTCGCCCATGTGCTGTTATCAGATGATTCTTGCAATTGAATCGTGATTGTTGCAGTTGTAGGCAATAGGCCCTTACCACGTAACAAAACAGGTAAACGGTTCACACTCGTTGAAGCTTTTTGCAAATCAAGAGAATCTGTTGATGTTGCAGTAGCTGTGATGGCTTGGTCCATCGACAGCACAAGTAATTTATCGATTAACATACTTACTCCTTAAACCACGCGAGATTCAGTGTTAAGCAGAGCATCAACACGACGAATTGGAATACCATCAAACTTGGTAACGCTTCGACCGCCTTGTTCTTCTGTGGTGATACGTACGTTTTTGTTACCTACACTTTGACGACGCAAAAATTGCGAAATCGTACGGTTCGCATAGATCGCAATACGACCATTGGTTTTGCGTGGCAATAATTCCGCAGCCTGTGCCAATAGATCAAACAAGTCGGCACCTGCACTCGCGTCTTTGGTTAATGCAGTCACATCGATATTTGCGATACGTACAACGGCACGCCAATCACGAACTGTTACACCAGCATTCCAAACGAAATGGGTTCGTAGAACTTGGTGCATCAAACCGTTGGCATCTTTGTCGGTTGCTTCACCAAGATTGGTAATCTGTAAGCCGCCTTTCGTACCTTTAGGATAAATGCCATGTACAGTGTCTTTGTGCCATACAACAAACCAAATAGAAGTGTTGTTGTTGCCCGTACCGCCTGCGTCCAAAATATTGCGTTTATTTGCAGGGTTGGTTTGTGCAATATCGTTGTAACGTGGGGCAAAACCTGTGAATGCAGCAGGTGTATCGCGTGAGTTGCCGTATAAAACGGTTTCACCCATCGTTTGTGACATACCTTCAACAAATGCCGAATCTTCACTTGCACGCCATTCTTGTGGGTTTTGCTCCATATCATAAAGTTGCTTATCAACTTCAGAATATGATTCGAGCAAACCGCAGGTATCACGTACAGCAGCCGTTGCAGATTTCTCAGATGGAACACCGTAATTTAATAAACGCCAAGCACCACGTGGCAAACCTGTACGTACCGTAGTTTTATGACCTGTACCGTCATTTGCTTCAACCCATACCATGTCATCAAGCATTTCATTGCTTGCTGTGAGGATTTCGATCACTGCGCTTTCGGGCGTCTGTCCGTAGCGCGCAGCTAAATCCATCAATGTAGGTTGTAATTGTGCGACTAAAGACATATGAAGCCCTCTGATTATTGTTTATCGCCGTACCAAAGTTGTCCGAGACTTGGCGCTGAATTAGATCCTTTCCCAGTAACCATGTTGTCAGATTCCAACAACTTGCCTACTTCGGTCATAAACCCAATTACATCTGGATGATTGCCAAGTCCGCTATTTAATAGAATCTTAGCGATATTCCCCCCACGTGGTAAGGTGAACGCCTTTTGCGCTGTCAACAGGCTTTGTTGCAATTTATCCCCACCGTATTCCGCATCAGCTTTCGCAGCATCAACCCAAGAGCGAATCGTTTGTTGTTGCTGTGCGGCTTGGCGTTGCTGCATTTGTACGCCTAAATCGACAAGCTTTTGCACCGCTTCTTGTGGCATTTTGAACTGCTGACCTAGCTCCTGAAGTACCTTAGAGTCATCACCGTTTAATTCGAAACCTTCGGGCATTTTGAAATCGGTATATTGAATTGGTTGTTCAGCAGGTTGTTGCCCCCCTAACAATACTTCTGGCGTTGCTGTATCAGTAGCAGCAGTTGTATCTGGTGTCGATCCTGGTTGGGAAGTTGCTGTAGTTGTAGCATCAGGTGCCGCAGTAGTTGCAGCGGTAGATGTAGCAGCAGTTGTATCAGTCGCTGTTGTTGCGTTGTTTTGCTCGCTCATGTTTCACCTTTTCATTTCTAGCTTGAATGTTTTTGAAATCTTCTTTCTGCATTTCTAACCAAATGTCAGTATTGATTTCGGTAATTGTTCCGATAATGAATAAACCCATTTCTCTGCGTCCTTCCATAAATGCAAAATCGCTTGGATGCGTTCCGCTTGCATATGTTGGTTGCAGTACCGAAGCGCGATTGATTAAACGCATCAACACACGCCGTCCTTGTTCAGTGCCTAGAACTTGAACTAAATCGGATTTCTCTTGCTCAATCTCTTGTTCGTATGTGCTTTTATCAGGCATCCGCAAAACCTCCTTCAACCGCTAATTCATTAATCGTTTGCGGATTGATCTCGCTTACTGTTCGTGCGGTATTGGCATTTTGGTTTTGTGTATCGGCCTGTTGCTGAAGTAGTGCTTGTTGTTGAGCAACTTGTTGTTGCTTAGCCCGATCTGAACGCATTTGCTCTACAACTTTCGGATCTCTAAATATCATTGGGGATGCGCCAATAATTTCGGCATATTCATCAATAAATTTATCTGTATCAAATTTATCTAAAACTTGGGGATCAACCTGTGCAACATTGCCTACAATTGATAACATACGTTCAAGATTTGAAGCACCTGTTGCACGTTGGGCTAAAGCCAATATCGAAACAAATTCGATTTTTATTTCTTTATCTTGAATCGCTTCGGGCGCAGTTTCTTGCAGATATTGCGAAGAATCTAAAACACGGTTTACACAAATTTCAACCAAAGGTCTTAGTAACTCATCGATCTGACGTTCGACCACTGGCCCGAGCATGAGCATTTTCTCTGCTTTGCGCTCATAGACTTCTGTAGCAGTCATCTTGCCTTGGTCATACTGATCAAGCATTAAGAACAAATCTTTATAAAATGCCCGATCAATTCGAGATTGTGATTGTGCAATTTGGTTCATCAAACCGTTTAGATCGAATTGCACATTCATCATTGGTTGTACTTGTGCAGTTTGACTTGATGGATTTGGCTTATAAAATGCGATGCCATTCGGTAAAGTTTCTTTTTCCTGACCTTTCAAATAATCAGGAAGTAACATTGGTGGGCTAACTTGGTAATCAACGCCTTTTGCAACTTGCTGATGTGCTTTTTGCAAAGCGCGCATATCACCAAAACATTCACTTGCAGGCGATTCACCATAAATATCGCTACTTGAAACTGTCCAGCGGCCGCAAATAACTTCAAAACTCTCTAAGCCACTTTCACGTAGTAATTTATCTTGTGCTGATGGTTCAAAGTAAATTGATGCGTAAGGCATATTCTTAGCGCCGAAACCCTTTGCACCTACTCGCTGATAAATTGCATGATGAATTGTGAACTCTTGATCGAGATTGTCGTTGTTATATGCAGATTTAACGGTATCAGAAACATTATCCTCACCAAAAAAGGCAACCATATTCTCTACAGTTAGCTTGAACTTACGATAAACGCCGTTCGGCTTGTTGAATGAATCCACTGTTATTGCGTATTCGCCGAAGGTCATTGGAATTAAATCCATCAATTGGGCATCTTTAGAACGCGGAGCCAATGCAGCGCATGTTCCGAAAGCACCTTCTTGTAGATAGCAATTATGTACAGTTCGATACACATTGCTCTTTGCAAATGTTGCATAGCAAGTGTCTTGTAGTTCCTTAAGCCATTGCTTGACCTGCGTATCTTTTTTCAAATAAGGGTCTGATGCTTCAATTACAAACCAAGGGCGACTTGGTGAACACGTTCCAGATAACATCCCTGCTGCCAAAACTTTCAAGGCATCTTTGCCTGTGTTATCTACAATTTTGCGCCAAGCCGAACGCTCATGTTTATCTTGATTTTTAATGGTTTTGATTGCTACAGGTAAAACATGCAATGCAATCTCAGCACAATAGTTATCCATATCGCTGACGCGGTTTTGCCATACAACATCAAAACGTTTCTTTAGCTTTCTGATTGCATCTTCATTCATGTTATCGACCTAAAAGAGTTTTCTTACCTAAACGCAAATCTTCATTGTTCACGCCGTTAGGATCAGTATAAAGCGTATTTGCTAAACCGCCCGACATTGAAGATTGGGCACGTTGATTACGATCAATGGTTGCGGCAGCATCAGGTGCCTTAGAGTCTTGGCGTACTGGTTGTGCAGGAGGTGCTTGTATTTGTGGTTGCTTAGTGCCCCCTAATAGTTCCCCTACCTGACCGCCGATAACCCCACCTGTAAGAATATCAAGGGCTTTGTTTACACACATTTGAGTAGCTCCGATTTGAGTTTTAAACATTATGGCAATCCCTTTGTGCAATAACCTTGTTTCCTGTTGACACTAATCATAGGGATCGTAATTCCGTCGTGAGTTATTGCTATAAATCGCCTGTAGCACTTTGCGTTTAGGTGTATCAATTTGTGCATTGATGATTGCAGAGCCATAGTCGGGGCTGCGACCTAAGCGCTTAATGATTTCCTCACGGGATTCAACCTTGATATTTTTACCTTGTAGCGTCCAACGTGGTGCTGTTAAGTCTGCAAGCAATTCAGGTTCAGGCGGCAATGCTACAATGCTGTTATATGCAGGATCTAATAATTCACGGAATTGCCACCAGAGTTGTGAACGTAGGTTGAAGAAACTCAACTGGTTTGATCTATCAAACGCATTGGCAGATTGACGAACATCGACAGGAACAACATGCAAACCTGATTGATTTAAGAAATCATATGTACTTGCCCCAACACCAATAACATCGACATGGATTGGCGCTTCATCCCGCACATGACCAACTGCAAAAGATGCAGATGCAGGTCCATCTTTAGATTGAATACCTTCAAGCACATTGGCACGGTTATACCAATGCCCATGACGTGCATAGCCAATGGTGTTGTCCTTGCCGCCACGTGCAACGTCCAAGCCGTATGAATCCATTACAAAGTCGCCTTTGTACAACAGGCGCATTTCATCTTCAGGTCGCCAACGCTTTTGAGCGGCTTCAACCCATTCAGTTGGGATAACTTGCCATGGATCGTCCTCAATACCCGCACCAAAGTCGCCGTTTAGCATTTGAGACCTCAAAGGTTCAGGCAAAGATTGCAAGGTACTCATGTAGCCTGTTTCCATGTAGTACTTGTTGTCTGTCACACGTGCAGGAATGAACGTACGAGATTTGGGCTTGATGATTTGTTCAGGTTTAAAATCTTTAGGATCAAAGTCATAAACAATTTGCTTATCGACAATTACAAATGGTCGTTTGCTTTCAACTTCTTGTTCTTTTTCATTGACCATAGCAAACCAACGGATCTCACCAGGTAATGCTGGATTGGGATACCCTTTCTTAATCCAAGGTGCGAAATAATCGATCACCCAACGCCCTTCAGCATTGGTTGGTGGGTTAAAGGTCATAAGCACTTTTGATTTAATCCTTGGATCTGATGATCGATTCCACCCCATTACAAATCGTGCTTGTGATTCGCGGATCTCTGTTGCTTCGTCCAAAGCCTTCAGGTCATGTGCACGACCTTGCCAACGTTTTTCATCGCCGAGATTATCTAAGCCGCCGAACTCAATAAGATGGCCACATCCAAGATTCCAAAATGATTTTTGTGAGTTATACCCTTTCTTGTGACCTAAGATTTCTTCAGTACGTTGCACAATGCCATCTGTCTGTGCCTTTTCACGCCGTACTACAAGCACACGCTTATGTTTGTTTAGGGCTGAACCAACGATCAAATCGGTTTTACCGCCGCCTGCTGCACCGCCGTAACCAATTACATCGGCTTGAGACAGGTAAGCAGCCATTTGTGGCCCTTCAAGTGGAAACCATATCGGCGCATTGGCAAGTAACTTGCTAATTTCTGCTTGTTCATCTTCATCAAGTGACAACAGATATTTTTCAATCTGCTGTTCACTCATATCTGCAAGTAATGCAAGAATTTGGTCATCGGTTGATTTGGTCATTGAACATTAACCTCTGGGCGAAGTTCAAAAGATTGTTCATAAGGCGGGCAATCAATTTGATCGTGCCAAAAAGGATCACATGGTGCGCTCTTTCCATTGGTTGCGTACCATTCGCCACATATATCATCCTTATGTTCCTTGAATAGCTCGGCTTTGTTCTCAAACCAATGCGCAAACCCATTAAAGTCTCTTGCGGCACAAGTAGCCCATGTTGGTGCTGTACTCCAATCGTACAAGGTCATTGTTCACCTACCTTGCAACAAGCACATTCCTCTAATTCAGGCGTGATAACCTGATCATTGCTATCAAATTGCAATTGGCCAAGTGCAGACCAATACAACTTGCGAAGTTCTGGTGTGTCTTGCAGATTGAGAAATACAAGTTCAAATTGGTATGTGCAGGATGTGTTGTGTACCTTGCGTGTTTGATCATCTAAGCATTCAGTAATTTCTTCATAGACGCGTGGCATTGCCTTGTCTAAATCGTTCATCCAAAAATGGTCTTTGACGAAAAGCAAAGTTCTATGCAACTTTGAATTATGCTCAGATGTGCTGTATTGAAGCTGCTTAGTTGCGCGGTATTTACCAAGTAGGTGTTTGTAATCGGTTCGGGTTTCTAAAAACGTTGAAAGCGACCAATTCATGCCATTAGCTTCATCAACATAATCATCATCGTGTGCTTGATATTGTTGCTGTGGCTCACTCCATGTTATGTGACCGCTGTGCAATCCATTCTTAGGATGTAATCTTTTTTCAAATTGCTCACGCATCTTTTTTCTCCTTATTCGCCTTGTGCAGCTTGGCAAGTGCAGATATTTTTTTGCTTGCAGATTTTGCATTGGTTAATGGGTTTTCAGGATCGTTGCTATGGACTACATGCTCTTTGAACATGCCTATATGTTTACCTATATCAACCAATGCTGAGCGCTTTTCACTGAGTTTGAACTTAGTGCGCTTAACGTTACGTGCATCGTCGCCGCGTCCTTCGGTATATTCCTCAACGGTTATTTCACTAATTGCAGCTGCTTGATCACGTGTTAGTGCTGAAAAGTCTGTTACTGGATCACCGCCGTTTGTGATTGTGATGTAATCAAGCATGTTGCTAAAACCAATTTTTGCTAATTCCTTGATCACCATGTCTTGCGTAATCTTTGTGCGTTCTGCAATTTCTGCTTCGCCAATTGCAATGGCTTCTTTGATGCTAAGTTTTGCTAAGTTCTGTGCGCCTATCTCATTTGCAGTTTTTGCAGAATACCCAGCGCGAATTGCAGCTTGCGTTGCGTTACGATCAACCAAATATTCATCGACAAATCTTTGTTGTTTTCCGCGTAATGCCATCAGATAACCTCCTTATAGCAATGCCCATTGCAAATACGTCTCGCCATTTCGTGTGAAATCTCGTACTTATGCCCAAGTTGTCGCAACGAAAGACCTGATTTATGTAATTCTCGAATGTTTTTCACATCATCCTCAGTCACTTTTGGCGTAGAGCAACGTTTTACCTTGTCTTTAACCACGTACTGAGGAAGAAACGCTAATACAGGCATGTCGCCCTCCTGCCAAACCGTTGAAAATTTTTCGTTTTTGTCTTTGACAGTGACTTAAGTGACTTACTTTCTGTTTTTTCTATAAAGTCCTATATATATAAATAGGAAGTTATTAGAAAAATGCTTTTTAAGTCACTTAAGTCACTGCGCCTATACCTACAAACACGTAAAAAGCTGCATATATGCTAAAAATTACGTGTTCAAAACATTTAGTTAATTTTTATCTGCATCTAAATCCGCAAAATCTGCGGATACACGCACACGGATGCCTAAATAAACCCATTTGCCATTGGACTTATGTGTTTTAAATTTTCCACTTAAACGCCTTCCAAGACTTCTAGCAGTCGGGATGTATCTCAATTCGTTTCGTGTCTTTGCGTACTGTTCCCAACTCACCCAAAGATTTAAGGAAGATTCTCGAAAATCGCCCAACTCGCAACATTCACTAATCCAGTCCTTGAGCAGATCCATTTCGTCTTTATATTCATCACGTGCGGCTTTCGTTTTGCCAGGTTCATTCAACCCATCCTGCTGATATTCAAGCGCACCACGCACCAACCAAGATAAGACGCCCTCAAGTTCAGCAAGCAACTTAGAAGTACGGTCAGGATCTTTGGCCAATGTCTTATCGGCGTCATAATTTCGTTGGAAAGGCACCATCATCAAACGCCGCCAAATACCATGATCACCGCCCTTAATGATTGGTTTATGGTTGGTTGGCATGATACTGGTCCATGTCGGTTTGAATTGGACTGAGCCCTTGGCGTAAACACCACGTGCGGTAATCGACTCACCACCTGTTAAGGATTTAACTAACCCTTCTTTTAGTTCTTGGTTTTCCTCAGGTTCACTGACATAAACAAACCGCGACCCTCGTAGACGAAGTAAATCTTCACGCGCACCGCCTGCACTGCTCTTGCCCGCACCGAGAAAAGTTTCTGCAGGAGTCATCTTGGCGTAGTCACCAAGTGCTTTGAAAATGGTTGTAAGGATTGTGGATTTACCGTTTGAACCATCACCGAATGGGATGATCATTAAATTTTCTTTAGGATCACCAAGGATTGAGTAGCCCATCAAACGCCTAAAGAAATCTGCCATTTCCTGATCGCCAAAAAAGGCATCCAGCACCGTGGCTTCAAATAAGAGGCATTTAGCCTTAGGATGATATTCAACGCCTGTGCTATTGGTGATCAATAAATCCTGATTAGGTTTGACCAAATCGCCAGTGCGTAAATCGACCGCACCATTGGCACAGCCCAGTAGATAAATATCACTATCTAATTCATTGAATGGCACAAGCACACGTGGATCCGACTGTGCAAGCGTGACCATGTTTTTAACCATGAACGCTTTTTGACTTGCTGCACAGAATTGGTAGAACTCAGCACGTTGGGCATCATCATCAATTTTCTTGGCTTCATCACCTAAGGCTAAAACAGTTTGCTTTGCGTATTGTTCTAACACTTTGCTGACACACGGTTCCCAATAAACCCCGTTCCACCGATACCAATGTTCAGTTTCAGCTACGAACATAATTTCAGTGCCATAGGAATCCAACATGCGAGAGGCATTACCAAATTCAGTCATCGGGCGTTTCTGGGCGTCATCCAGTGCGATTTGCACCTTCTTACCGCCCATAGCAATATTGATTTCACGCGCTGAAATACTGATTTTTGATAATTGTTTGAATCGCTGTTGTAAAAGCCCTGAAAGTTCTACTCGTAAAGCAACGTCAGTACCTGCAACTTTGCCCGCTTCCTTGGCAATAACTTGCAGCAGCTCTTGAGTATCACGGCAATCAAGAATTGAATTTTTGATGTCGGCTAGAATTTTGCGCTTTTCTAAACGTATTTTTTCTTTCTTAGATTCACGCCCGACTTTAAGTAGCCAATGCGCTGTGATGATATTTGAACCTGTTTGTTCGAAACTATTCCATCGGTACTCGATGTCTTCAAACGAAGTATAGTTACTTGCTGTTGCTGACCAATCGTTCCAAAGCTGCAAAGCATCATCACTAGCGCTAAACTCGTGATGCATAGACATGCCCACGCGTAACCAGGTCTCGTAATCCTCATTGTCGATATATTCCAAATATTTTTTTGCATCATCAAGCGACCATCCAATTGTCGCTGTCGTATTCATTAAGAAATCTTCGTCATCATCCAATTCGCTAGATGTCAAAGCGCCCACACGTGATTTACTGTTTTTAACCCGTATCAAACCGTGTTCTTCAGCCATATTTTCAAAAGCTTGAACTGCTTCAACCACTTGTTCTTTGGTGATCACAGGTAGAGAAGTCGCAGGAAATTCTGCCAATCCCCCAAAGAAATCGACCCATTCGTATGGTTTTTTTGTATCAGGATGGATGTGATAAGCGACGAATTGTTGACCACGTCCTAGAATTTCGATACGCTGCTTTTGCATTAGTTTAAACGGCTTATCTATTTCCGTAGGGTCTGTGAACCATGCGGAAATAGATTTTCCCCAATCTGATTC